GTAACGAGCCAGACCCATCAGGGTGTTGCGGCTTGATGGAGGGATGATAAAGAAACGATTGTCCATAGGAGTATCGTTGTCATCCAAACGCTGAATAGTGCGGCGAATAGCGGCATCAGTCAGGGCGGAAGCGTTACCAGTGTTGGTGTTAGCTGTGTAGTCAAAGGTAGTTGTACCGTCACCACCGATGAAGGCAGAACCGTAACGTGCGCCAGAAGAACCACCGTTAGCCAAACGACCCAACTGAATCAAGTCGGTATCAACTTGACGAGACAGGGCGTAACCAGCATCAGAAGTATAGAACTGACGCATAGAGTTCAGAGCTTGGGCTTCCACGATGTCCTCGATCAAGCGGCTATATTCATAGTGCTTGTTGATAGACACAGTAACTTCAGACTCAGTAGCGGCAATCAAAGTGACTGCTGTCTCAGCGGCTTTAGCAGAAGCAGAACCACGAGTAGGTGCAGGAATGTGAACGGTGTCACCTTTCTTGCCCTTGAAGTTCATCTTCATAACGAGGTTAGCAAGAACCAAGTTTTTCTTGTAAGCCGCTACGATTTCATCTGACCAAATCTCTGGGATGAATGTTGCGCCAGTGGTTGTGGTCACTGAATTGGTGGGGGAAAATGATGTTGCCATGTTGTCTCTCCAATAAAATCAAAAGTTAAGTTATTTGACCCTGCCCTCAGCATATGCTTGCATGATTTCATCACTCAAAGCATCGTAGCGGTTCGGGTCTTGCATCTTCAGCCGAATAAGGTCAGCCCTTCGGTAAACTCGTTTTCCAGATTCACCAGTACCCCCTACATCTACAGATGCGGCTTTGAGATTAGTCTTGCGTTGGGCTTCCCCTGCATCACTAGTCTGTTTAGCCTTAACACCCTTCAACTGCTTGTAGGTACTGAGCAGTTCGTTAGCACTGTCATAGTCATATTCACCATCAGCTTTAGCGTACAAACCAATGCGAACAGGAGAAGATTTCACCCAATTCACAAAGTCTGCATCCTGAGCAATCTGACCGAAATCAGGGTGTTCAGCCGCCAGCTTTTGCTGAATCTGCATCTTTTTGAACTCAAGAGCCGCTTGGCGACCCGCAAGGACATCAGGATGGTTATCAACAGTCTTACGAACAGCCGCCTGTGGATTCTCGAAAAAATCTACTTCTGGCTCGTCCTCTTTAACAGGTTGAGACTTTCCCGCAAGGTTCTGCTTAATGAGTTCATCCGCTAATTTGCGTACTTCCCCCACTTCTTGAGCTTGCTTACCAATCAGCTTCTCAGCCTCTTGGTGCATCTTGATAATGTCTGACAGTTCTTTGCCCCGATATTTGTCGGGAATGTCATCACTAGCTTGCTCAACTGTGGAATGAAGTTTTTGCTTTTCAACGACTTCTAATTCACTTTGCAACTCGTCTGGGTTATCAATCAACATTGTTTTTTCCTTTTTCCTGCCACTTTTGGGTTCTAGGAGATCACAACGGCATAAATGCTTATGTTGTGGTTTTACGCTCTGCTACTAACTTGTCTTGGTGTTTCTTGTCAAATTTCATCCATGAAGATGGAAAATGACCTGACCAACCTTCCAAGTTAATGCTTGGAGCAGAGATTGTGCGACTGGCTGAACCACCGCACTCACACTGAACAGACTGCAACTCATAATCACAGTACCGTTCAATCCTGTGTCCGTTTTCACAGACAAATTCATACATTCTTTTCATTCAATTCCTCGTAGGCTCGTTCGCTGACCTCTTTCAAGGTTTTCAGCCAAGTCAAGATGGAAAGTTCACCTTTTCTGAACATCAAGGTCTTTTCATCAGGAATCACGCTTATATTATTCAAGGACTCTATCATATTGTCAATGTCAATAGTCAAGTCCTTCCAGCCCTCCATGCTCATCATGTCAAAGCGGGATTCGTAATAGCGTTGGAGTTCTGGGGTCACCAAGGCACTCCAGTGGCAGTAGTTGGATTCTTCTGTGCTTCAATCTGTGCCGCTAAAGAAGCCTCAACAGCGTCCTTATCTACACCATTAGCCCAAATCCAACCAAGGACTTGTTCTTGTGTCAGGTCGGCATAGGCTACTGTGGGAGTGCCATCAGACCATGAGCAAGTGGCGTAGATAGAGGCTGAATGCTCTCCATCTACTGCTGTGGCTTGCCAGTGGGCAGTGGTTACAAATCCATCAGAGGTTTGACGGTCAAGCTGTGAAATGTTCCAAGTTGTTGTCATTTTGCTTCCAGTGCTGTGATGCGGTCAGTCAGGGTGGTGATGAGGGCTTGTTGTTCTTGAATGGCGGCTGTCAGTGTTGCAACCAAGAAGCTGGTGTCGATGCCTTGATAGACAGGGCGGGTCTGCTCAACACCATCTTCATCTGTATAGGTTTCAACAGCGTCTTTTTCGCCAGTAACCGCATCAGGCACAACGGCTTGTAGTTCGTGAGCAATAAAACCTTCCCCACTAGATCCGTCAAAATTCCACTTGTATGTAACAGGTTTGAGTAAGGCTACTTTAGCCAATGCGCCTGTCATTGGTGCAATGGTATTTTTTAGGCGGTAGTCAGATGATGTGTTAAAAGCTGTTGCCGAAGTTGTTACTGTAATGCTACCAACCGCAGAACTTGTATTTGAAGTATGGTTAAAAACCATAGCGTTGTTGTTAGCGTTTATACCGATACCCCATGCGCCACTACTGATTTGTTCAACTCCAAATTTTGCACCTCCACCCAAAAATGAAGCGCTTGTACGAGCCACCAGCAAGTTACCGCTGGAGTCGATACGGGCTCGTTCTAAATTGCTTGTTGCATCATAAAAAATTAAAGCATCTGTGGAATCCGTATACATCAGGTATGCACCAGCCGAGCTTTCCAACGTAATACCAGCGCTCGATTTAGACGAGCTTCCAATAACTTGCCCAAAAACTCCATCAAGCTGGGTCGTTGATGTACCACCAAGCAGAAAGTTACCGCTGGAGTCGATACGGGCGCGTTCTGTGTTGTTTGTACCAAATACTAATGGGTCACTACCAAAAGTTCCTATTCCTAGTGCATTTGCAACAGCGTTTCCAACCGCCGCAACCCAAGAAGAACCTGTAGGCAACCCAAAAACTGTTGATGTTCCCCGAGAATCTTGCCCAATAACAATTCTATCTGTATTGCTATTTGATGATGCAACCCATCCTAAAGTATTTAATTTTGCTCCAGCAATAACTGTACTAGTACCAACCCCCACATTCTGACTTGCGTCAATCGTGACAGCAGTGGTAGTTCCATTGCTCTGTAAAGCTAAAGTGCCGTTACTAGCTACTCCAGATGAATTAAGTGTAATTTGTGCCATGATTTTCCTTTACGGTGTTCCATTGGATACGATGTCTGTTACAGATGTAATAACACCAGTTGATGACATAGAAGCAATTGTCGTTGCCCCATACTTGAACAGCAACTTACCACCAGACTCCTCAATTGTAAAGTTGGTAGTAAGCAGTTTAGGCGTTGATGCCGCAGTCCCTGTTGTGTTCTGGTTCAACGTAGGAATATCAGCCGCAACAATCGCCCTGAATGTAGGCACTCCAGCAGAAGCATTAGGTGCGGCTAAGACATAGTTTGCAGTCTTAGAGGCATAAGGATTCTGAGTGTCGCCATAACCAGAAGACAACGAAATTGCTGGAGTAGTACCACCAGATGACGCAACAGGAGAAGTACCTGTAACAGAAGTTACAGTCCCTGTTGTTGGTGTAGTCCAAGTAGGTGTAGCGCCAGTGCCAGCAGAGGTAAGAACCTGACCAGCAGTGCCTTGATTACCATCAAAACTTGTTGTTCCAGTTACACTTAAATCAACAAAACTACCACTTTGAGGGGTTGTTGCCCCTATCGTTGTGTTGTCAATAGTTCCAGCGTTAATGTCCGCAGTGTCGGCAATTAAACTATCAATGTTGGCTGTGCCATCAATATACAGATTGCGCCATTCGTGTCCTACTCGACCCAAATCGTAAGTGTTATCAGTTGCAGGGTCAAAGTCGGAATTTATGCGCCCGACAAAATTGATTGTGTCGCTGTTGCTAGTGCC